TTATAATATTTAGTTTGTAATTCTACAGATTTAATATTTGCTTCTTCTTGTTTTTCTTTAACATAATAATTTGCTACAGCAGATTGAATAGATGTTAATGCTGTTGATAATGGCATTTGAACATTTGATTTAATAGAACCAACTTCTGCTGTTGGTCTACCTTGTGCTGAAAATGTAGGTATCTTTGGCATTATTGATTCCTTGATCTGTTAGAAGATTTAGATTGTATTCTTAAATTATTTGTACTGTTATTTCTAGGGTTTCTATCTTTATGATCTACATCTCTACCCAATATACTAGAGCCATGTTTTGCTTTCATAATTCTTCTTGCTCCATTTCTTCCAGCTCTATTTTTCTTTTGCTCTGGTTTAGAGTGATAATTTGCATATTCTGATTTATAATCTCTCATTATCTCCCTCCACTACTGCCACCAGACATAGCCATTAAACTTTGTCCAGTATTTGATATTGTTTGTAGTTGTGCCATTCTTGATTGTTGTCTAGCAATATTACCCTGTATTCTTGCAAAGTTTGCTTCTTCAAATTTTTTTGATTGACCAATTTGAGCATTGTAATCCATAATATTTTTTTCTATTTCAGATTGTTCAACATTATATCTTAATGCTCTTAAGCCAGAACCTGATCTTTCAACACCTGATTTTGATAAGGCAACTTTAGTTTGACCTTGTAATTTTGAAAATTGTTGGTCGAATCTAGCAAGATCAAATTCTAATTGTTTTTCTATTTGTGCAGATTCTTGTTCTGCAACTGTAGCATTACGATTAGCAACATCTTGGTTATATTTACCAGCTGCTCCTTGTTGTTTATATTGTTCTACACCTAATGCACCTACTACTGCCATTTGCCAACTCATTAGAATATCCTCGCATATCTGTATTGATGTGAACCATCAAAGCCATAGTATTTCATTAAACCCTCATTCTCTAATCCTAACCACTTTGCAAATCTTATTCCTTTATCGAAATCTTCACGCACCGCAGTTTGAACTCTTTTTATATTATGTTGTTTGGCAACACGAGCAAAATCTTTCTTTATTGCACGAGCCACAGCTAGTGGATAATCCCAAACATCTTTACTTGCAATCACCCAACCTTCTGCAACCTGACCCCAAATCATTTTCATACCTGCAGCAAAGATAGGTTTACCATTAACAATACCTGTAAAGGCTAAATCATCTTGTACTAAATTTGCAGCATCTCCTTCAAACTTAACATCTTCATCCATAAGTTTATGATTCATTTGACATGATAAAATAAAATTACCATGTTCTGAAGTGTAGGGTACTATATGTAATTTATTATCCATCATTTGTTGCTAACCTTGGGTATAACGATAAAATTGTAAAAGGTAAAGGTTGAGTTTGTCTAACAAAAATAAACCCATCTGTCTCGTAGTTTCCTCTAAATTCTACCTCTTTATCTCCTGTAAATGGAGGTATACCTTCATCCATTAAATCAACAGAATTTCTAAAAGGTATTCTTTCCATATCAGATAAATTAGCTCCTACTTCTATACCAATTGTTTCAAACATTCTTACTGTAATATCATATATTCTTTTAGTTTTAGCTTGTGATGTACCATTTTGTGATCCAGCATCTAGTCTCATTGTTTGTAATAATGATATATAATTTAATCCTATTTTAACATTCTTTGCAGAACGATCTAAAGTAATTGAACCTGAAGTAACGGTTCTATCTGGATGAGTTGCACCATCTGCTAATATAGAAACTACTTGTCCTTCAAGGTGATCTAAGTTTGAAAGAGTAGTAACTGCAGAACCACTATAGCTTAATGCACTATCTAAAAAATTAAATGATGTGTTATCTGTTTCATCAAAGTCAAGTTCATTTAAAAATTCAACATATCTTCTTGTAATACCATTAACTGTTCTTTTAACAATAACCCACGTTTGATATTCTTTATCATCAGTTGGAATTACAGCTACACTTTCTATTACTGATTTACCTTCGCTAGTTGCAGTAAGTCTTGTATTGTCAAAACTTTTAATAGTTAAATATCCTGTAGCTTCATGTGAAGTTTCAGTAACAGTTACAACTGCAGAATTTACTGTTGCAGTAAAATTAGCATGAGCATTAATTGCATTTTTTAAATTAGTTGCTGTTGTGTTATTATTAGTTTCAGTTTTAAATTCGCTTGTTCCAGCAGTACCTGTTGTTGATCTAAAGTTAGCAGTTGTACCATCTGATTTTGTTAGAACTATTTTACTACCATTTGTAATGTTTGCGTAATCAGAAACTGTAAGTGTTGCTATACCAAATCTTCCACCAAAAATATGTCTATGCCAAGCAGTTACTTGTTGTTCTCTTTGATAGGTTAAACCTACCATCTCACCATCTTCTCTAACTCCATAAATAATTTGGTTAGGTTCTTGTTGGTAAGCAATTTGAGTTAGACCACCTTCAGTAATGTGTTCGGCAAGAATAGTCATATCTGGAGCAACATAACCATCTACGTCAAAGTTATAAGCTAGTTCTCTAATTTTTCTTTTAGCACGTTGTAAAAATAATGTGGCATTACCTACAGCTATAGCATCTACGTTTGCAGCACCATGGTTAGATTGTTTTTTAATTAGAATATTAGTTGGTGTAACTGCACTATCTGTACCTCCACCTGATACTGTAAATTCACCACCTGCTGTACCAATAATTAAAGTTCTAGTAGATGTCATAAATCTAATTGCGTTTACTTGGTTAGATGCAATCGTATAAACAATAGCATCATCATCAGCTATTGTTCCACCAATATTTGAATCCATGTTTTCATAATCACCAGACTTAGAAAAGAAAATAGCTTGTGGTTGATTTGTTGTTCCTGCAAATACTAATCTTTGTTCAAAGAAAGTTACACAAGAAGGATGACCTGTGGTATCTGAAAATGCTCCTAGATACCAATCAGTAATAGCGTTACCATTTGTAAATGCTGTAGTTACATCAGCAACTACTACTGTTGAACTTGTTCTTGCTGTAATTGTTGCATAACCTGCATTAAAATGTATTTGTCTACCAACGTCTGTTGATAAAAATCCTACACCTCCGTTAATACCAGTAACTGCTGAAGCTGTTATATTTCTTGATCCAACAGATGCTGAAGCTGGTGTTAAAGTAGTTGTTGTAATATTAGCATCTTGAAATGGTCCATTAGTAAAAACAACATCTGTAAGTGACCATGATGTATGACTAGTACGAGATAGTTTCTCAACTTCATGTGCAGGATGAGTAATGTACATAACGTCTGCTGATTGTGCAAATTTAATATCAAAAAGTTGTGCAGTTGTATAAGGAGTAGCTATTTCATAAACTCTATTAGCAATTCCTCCTGAACTATAAGTAGTAAAATTTGTAGTGTTAATTGCTACACCATCTTTATCTGTTAATGAAAAAGTATTAGCATCTATCTTAACAACTAAAAATGTTTTACCATTAAGTTCTGTCATGCCTACGACACCACTAATATATATTTCATCTCCAGTTAAATAACCATGTGAACTAGAGGTAACTACTCCTGGACTAGCTTTAGTAACTCCTGTTATAGTTTTATTGCCTTCTAAAATTATTCCATTGTTTTTATAAAATCTTATTTTTAAATTTGAGAACTCCAACATATAAGTTTGAGTTGTTGAAAATTCAAAAGGAATTAATCTTGTTTTATTATCGCTGTCCGCAACTTCTGCAACAAATGTTGTACCTGGTCGTCTAGCTGCAGCTCCATGAGGATATACAACTAAGTTTTCTAAAGTCTTGCAACCAGAAGTATATTTAGCTAAATCGTTTCTGCCATCTAATCTTGGAGATAGCTCACCGCCTGTAAAGTTCGTTAATTGAACTGCTACTCTAGCCATTGATTAAAACCTTGAGTTAATAAAAGTACCTGCGTCTATAACATCTGTCATACCTAGATCTTGATCTACGTTTTGACCTTCAGTTGAATCTACAAATCTAGCGTCTCTTAATTTATCTTGAAATAAAGAATACATATTTTGAGTTGTTTGATTATTGGATGTAACTCCAAAAGCAATGTCAGCACCTAAAGATGCAGATAATGTTTCTCTTAATAATTCATCATATTCATTAGGATCAGTAACTCTAGCAACATATAATATTTTCATACCAGATGAATTGCTTAATATTTTTCTACCTTCTACTTTATAGTTTGAATCATAATCTAATATTCTAAGTAATCTTAAACAATCTGATGGTAAAGTAAAAGCATTGGTAAAACCCCAAGCAGGTGCAGTAGTGTCTGCAGCAAGTTCTATTCTTTTTTGTAAACAATTCCAAGGGTGTGTTCTAAACAAAGCATCTCTAATTTGAGTATATCTTGAGTTACAAAGTCTAGCGTTTTTTGAATCTTCTGTTAATGAAAGTATAGTTGTAGCTCCCAGTTGGTTTAATGCTCCATTACAAATATCTACTACTGATGCCATACTACTTCCTTATAATATATTTACGTCTTATTTGTCTATTAGTATTTAACGCAAAAATCTCTTCTGTTGTTTTACCTTGTTTTGTATCAAAACCATAATGATTTTTACTATCGTTTTGAAATCTGTCTACTAATACATACCTGTAAATGTAATTGTCTTTTTTAAGATGTAATACAGGTTTTAAATCTTTAATTTGTTTCATGCACTCTAAGGGGTTTCCACTCTCGCTTCCACCCCTTAAAATTTTATTTATTAATTAACTACGTAACTAATATTCCAATTTAAAGTACCAGCAGTACCACCAGTTGCGTTAAAAGTAATCGCAACATATAAGTATCCACCTGGATCTTCGCTGTCTCCAGCTAATTCCCATAGCTTTTTAGATCCAGTATTTAGATCAGCAGCTTCATAACGAACATCCGCCATAGCAGCAGCATCAGCTACTGAAGTTGCGAAAACATCTTCGTCTTTTACTACACCAGCTGATGTATAAATACCAACATTGAATGTACACGAACCACCGAATGTGTCTGAACCAACAAATAAAGTTGGAACAGAAGCATTACTAGGGATAGGTGCAAGCATAACAATATCGTTATCTGTACTGTCTCCAGCAGCAAGTTCTACTGAACCGTGAGCTGTTCTTAAAACACCAGCTAATTCAGCAGCACTATTTGCAACTTGAGGAGTAGCTTCAAAGTTAGCTACAAGGTCTGTATTTTTAGTTGTCATATATATCTCCTATTAGGCTTCGATTGCAACAATTGGAACAACTTTCGCAGATTCCATTCTTGTAGCACCGATTGATTGACAGTAATAAACTTGTGTAGCATACGATTTATCTGCTCTTTCATCTATTCTTGCGGAAATATCTTTTCCGATTCCTAGTAAAAGACCATCTTCTGCGTAAGCGATACACGTTCTATCATTACCTGTTTTAGGTAGTCTATTTGTTACAGTAAATTTAAAACCAAGATAAGTATCAAGTTCGCCTTGCACAAGTGCTTTGACGGTATTGAAATCTGAGCTTGTAACTTCTGAATCACCCAATAGATTACCAAGTTGCTCTGGACCACACATAATGTGTCTAGGTATAGAAGGGTCAACGTCTGCTTTGTCTAGTAAATCTTTTGCTGAAATTAATTTAGCAACAGTTAAACCAGTTGTGCCTTTTACAACACCAGTTTGAACGCTTTCCGTTCCAGTACCTGTTTCACCTGTGAATGCAGTTCCTAAAGCGGCTGTGATAATAACATCATCCATTGCTCTTCCCATAGCCATAGCTGCGGCTTGTGCGTAAGATGATGTAGGGTCTATTAAAAGACGTACTTTGTCTTGTTGATCGATTAGATCAGCAAATTCGTAATCTCCAAGAGATACTCTTCTTCTTGAGTGAGGTGTATCTATTTGAGGAGTGTCCGAATGTCTGCTAGTTTTTAACTGAGCAGTTACTTTTCCAACTTGATCAAAGAAAGCATTTTTTCCTACAACGCTTTCAACTCTGACTTTGTCTCTTAATAATGATCCCATTTGTTGAGATAACATTTGTATGTTAGCAGAATACTGCTCTACAAATGCTGTTGTTATTTGTGATGACATATTTGTCTCTCCATTATTATTGTTATTGTTATGTTAAAAATCAGAAAGGTTCTCCATCAAAACGATAGGCAATTCTTGGATTTAAAGTCTTTTAGACTACAATTCTTTTCTTTGTGGTCAATAAGGTTCTTGCGAGTTATCTTATTATTAATTGCTTATAATAAATTTTATTATATTACAAGCAATTTAATATATTATTTTGCGTTAACCATTTCTCTTAAAGTGTACACCTGTTGTACCATTTTATCGTGATCTGGATGTTGTCTATTCCAATAAGGTCCATTCTTATCATTCATAATAGTGCTTATTTCAGATTCAATATCTTTAGATGTATTAACATTTTCACTTTCAGTTGAAAGTATTTTATCTTCAGACATCATACCTGCAATTTTTGCAAAGCCTTTTATAATATCTGGATGGTCTCCAATTCTAGTACCATCTTGCAATTGCATATCCAATACCTCTGGATTAATATTTGCTTTTGCTAATGCACCAGCTTGTTTAACTTTACCTTCAAAGTCTCTACCCCACTCTTGTCTTAACTGTTGTTCAGCTTGTGTTTGAGCAGTTTCAGTATCAATTCTTGATTGCTGTGCAGTACCTTCCATATTATTTTTATAATATTCTAAAATACCTTGAGCTTGTTTATTGTTTAATCCAAGTTTATGAGATTGTTCGGCAAAAGATTTTATTGCACCCTCATCCATTTCAACAATTTCTGATTTTGCATCTAAAGAATATTTATCAGCAGATTCTGGTCTACCTAATTTAGAATATACTTCGTTCCATTGATCTTCTGTTGAGTTGTTAGTTGGTATAACTAATTTATCTTGACCAATCATTTTAGTTGCATTGATGTAACTTTTTGCTAACGCATCTATCTCAGTAAATTTTTCAATGCTAGGATCATTTCTAAAATCTTCACTAATTGAATCTTTCCAAGATGGAGGTGTTGCAGGTGCTGCAGGTGTTGTTGGTGTTGGTGTTGGTGTTGTTGTTTCTGTAGGTGTCGCTGTTTCTACAGGCACAGTTTCTTGTGTTATCTGTTCGCTTGACATATTATTTTCCTTTTTCTTTATCGTTTATAAATAGAACGACACTACGCTGTCCTTCCATGTATGCACTCTCATGGCTATCGCCTTTTACATTGGTGGTAGAATGATAATGACATCTTTTTTCAAGATCAGTTAAGACTTGTTTGCCTTCTTCTGTATTGAATATGTATTCGTAATTTTTTTTTAGTCCTTGAATTAATTGTTCCAGTTGTTTATTTGCATTCATATTATT